CTTTATTAAAATTGGATGGGTGTAAAAACTTTTACCCCTTAAAAAAGGAGAATGAACGAAATGAAAAAAATAAATGAATTTGAAAATTTAAAAAACGCATTTAAGACAATGGGTGATGAAAAGGGTGCATGTGGCTTAAAATTGCTTGAAGAAGTTGAGTTTTTATATAGAACTATGACAAGGTTACGCACACAAATAGAGAAAGACGACTTAAAGGAAGAGATGCCACAAGGTAGTTACGCAATTCAGAGGACAAACCCATTACTTAAAACATATAATACAACAGTAAAAAACTATTCTAGTTTAGTTAAACAAGTTTGCGAGTTATTGCCAGCTCCAGAGCAGTCAAAAAATGTTGGTGAGAATTTGCTAAAATTTGTAGCTAATAGTTAATGAATTATGTAAAAGAATACTATAATGAGATAAGCTCTGGTAATATCATTGTAGGAAATAAAATAAAAAAAATATATAAGAAATTAGTAGAGGAAATGAATGATAATTCACTTCCTTTTTATTTTGACGAAAAAAAAGGTGAAAGACCAATTGAGTTTATAGAAACATTCTGTAAACAAAGTGAAGGTGAAATAGGAAAACCTATTAAATTAGAATTGTTTCAAAAAGCATATATTCAAGCCTTGTTTGGTTTTTTAAATAGAGAAACTAAAACAAGAAGGTTTAATGAAACAATGTTTTTGGTAGGAAGGAAAAACGGTAAAACAACAATGCTTTCTGCTATTGCCTTATATATGATGATAGCAGATGGTGAAGGTGGAGCGGAATGTTATTCTGTAGCAACAAAAAAAGACCAAGCTGCAAAGGCTTTTAAGTCAGCATGTGATATGAGAAGTCAGTCACCAGAAATAAAAGCAATAGTAAAGAAACGTAGAACAGACATGTATATGCCATCTACATTTAGTTTGTTTGAGCCTTTAAGTAGTGACTCTAATACTTTAGATGGCCTTAATTCACATTTAGTTATAATAGATGAACTTCATGCAATAAAGGATAGAAACTTGTATGAAGTAATGAAACAAAGTACATCTTCGAGAAGGCAACCATTAGTTGTAATGATAACAACTGCTGGAACAGTAAGAGAATGTATTTTTGATGATATATACGAATATGCAAATAATATTTTAAATGGCACAATAACAAATGAGGCTTTTTTACCTGTGCTTTATGAATTAGATAATGTAACAGAGTGGTCTGACATGAAGTGTTGGACAAAAGCTAATCCTGGACTAGGAACAATAAAACAATATAAATACTTGTCTGAACAGGTCCAAAGAGCAAAAGATGACTACTCAAGTAAAAAAGGAATTTTGTGTAAAGACTTCAATGTAAGAAACAATACAGATGAAAAATGGCTAGACTTTGATGTAGTAAATAATGAAGATACTTTTGATATATCAGACTTAAGAGGAAGTTATGCAATAGGTGGTGCTGACCTTTCAAGTGTAAATGACTTAACTTGTGCTACTGCTTTAGTTCTTAAGAACAAAACTAAATATGTATTACAACAGTATTTTATACCTCAAGCAAAAATGGAAGAAAAAACACATGAGGATAATGTGCCATATGATAAATGGCAAGAACGAGGGCTACTAACTGTATGTGAAGGAGCTATGATTAATTTTAGTGATGTTACTCAATGGTTTTATAAATTACATACAGAATATGACATAACATGTTCATGGATAGGTTATGACCCTTGGGGTGCTAAATACTGGATACAGGAAATGAAAGATACAGGTTTTGTAATGGAAGAAGTAATACAGGGTGCAAGAACAATGTCTAACCCAATGAAAGAACTTGAAGCAGACTTAAAAGATAAGAAAGTTAATTATAATAATAATCCTATTTTAAAGTGGTGTTTGTTAAATACTGCTATAGAAGTGGATAAAAACGATAATATACGACCTATAAAAGGGAGAAACCAAAAACAAAGGATAGATGGGACAGTAAGCTTAATTGATGCTTATGTTGTTTTATTTAGAACAATGAATGAATACTTGAATTTACAAGGAGAGTAAAATGAAAGAAAAACGAGGTTTATTTGAAACATTATTTGGAAAGAAAAAAGAAAAAGAAGGTTTAGGTACATATAAAGTTTTAAATGGCTATGAAGCCTTTTTTAGTTCTTGGGGGAAAAACATATATGATAGTAAGGTAGCAAGAACAGCAATTGATAGAATATCAACACATGCTGCTAAATTAACACCAAAACATATACAAAATGATGTTAACCATCCTATATATGGTGAAGTAAATTATATGTTGCAAAATAAACCTAATCAAATTATGACAACTTATGACTTTATATATAAGATAACATCACAGTTATTTACATATAATAATGCTTTTGTTTATATAGCAAAAGATAGTACAGGAATGATAACAGGTTTTTATCCTATTTTAAGCTATGAAGATAAGTTATTACAAGATAAGTCGGGCAGAGTGTATTTAAGGTTTAAATTTATAAATGGAAAAACATATACTTTACCATATAGTGAAATTATCCATTTAAGAAGGTTTTATAATGATGATGACTTTTGGGGAACTTCCAATAAAGTTCTTCATACTGATTTAGAAACAGCTCATACTTCAACTGAAGGAATAAACAATGCTATTAAATTGACAAATGGATTAAAAGGAATACTTAATTTTACAAATGCTATGCTTAAAGCTGAAGATATAAAGAAAAATAGAGATAACTTTGTAAAAGACTTTTTAGGCAGAGGCGAAAGGTCTGGAATAGCAGCTTTAGATACAAAAGCAAGTTTTCAAGAAATAAACATGAAGCCTATTACTTTAGATAATGAACAACTTAAAATGGTTAATTCAAATATATATGATTATTTTGGTGTTTCTTTAGACATAATAAGAAACGATTATACGCCAGAAAAGTGGAACTCATTTTTTGAAGGTGTAATAGAACCTTTGTCAATTCAATATGGAGAGGCTTTCACAAATGCTATATTTGGTGAACGCGCTATAAGAGATGGTCACAGAATAATATTTACAACACATAGATTACAATATGCTTCAATAGACCAAAAAGTTAAATTGTTACAAACTATATTGCCTTATGGTTTAGTAACAAAAGATACAGCTTTAGAATTATTAGACATGCACCCAATAGGTGGTGAAGAAGGTGCTAAAATTTTACAAAGTTTAAATAATATAGATACAAGTATTGCAAATGAATATCAAGGAGGGAAAAATGGGGATTAAAGAAAATAGAGTAGTAGAATTAAGAGCTGCTGAAGATGAAGGAATGATAGTTGAAGGATATGCAGCAGTTTTTGACAGTGTAACAGACTTGGGATGGGTAAAAGAAGTAATTTCAAGAGGTGCTTTTGATAATGCTGATATGTCAGATATTGTTATGAAGTATAATCACGAAGATAGTTTTTTACCAATGGCAAGAACTAGAGGTGGAAGTTTACAATTTAATATAGATGACCATGGTTTAAAAATAAGAGCAAAATTACCAGATACATCAACAAATAGAGATATTTATACATTAATAAAAGATGGTGTACTTTCTAAAATGAGTTTTGCTTTTACAGTAAAAACTGAAGAATTTGATTATGAAACAGATACTAGAAGAATAACAGAATTTGATAAAATATTTGATGTTTCTGTAGTGGATGTTCCTGCATATGAGTCAACAGAAATTTATGCAAGAAACAAAGAAGACTACGAAGAAGACAAGAAAAACTATTTAGAACTTAAAAAAGCAAAATTAATTGCAATAATGAGCCTTGAGAATGAAAAATAAGGCGTTTTTATTTTAAATTAATATGTTTATATTCCTGAATAAAGAGTAGTGGTAGAACTGCTCTTTTTTAGTTGGTAGAAACTAAATAGGGTTTTATAAAACAAGTGGTAGAACTTGTATAAAAAATAGGAGGTTTGAAAAATGACTTTAGAAGAAAAAAAAGAATTAATTAATTCAGCTAATTCTTTAGAAGAACTTGAAGAAAGAAAAGCACAAATTGAAGAAGAAGAAATAAAAGAAGAAGTTAAAGAAGAAGCTGAAGAAGTTAAAGAAGAACCAAAGGAGGAAATAACTCCAGAGGAAGAAAGAAAACTTTTAAAAGATATACAGGAAATTGAAAAAAGAAGTGTAGAAGTAAGAAAAATTGAAAGGGTGGAAAATATGGAAGAAAAAATTGAATTAAGAAACTCAAAAGAATATGTAGAAGCTTATGCAAACTACATTAAAACAGGTGAAGACAAAGAATTAAGAGCATTAATTACTACACAAGGATATGCAACAGGAAATAGTGCAACAGTAGAAGTACCAGATATGGTATACGACATAGTTAAAACAGCATGGCAAAGAGAAGACTTAATGGCTAGAGTAAGAAATATTTCTGTAAAAGGAAACTTAAAAGTACAATTTGAAGTTTCTGGAAGTGCAGCAGTAGAACATACTGAAGGAGCAGCAGCAGGTGATGAAGAAAATCTAGTTCTAGGTGTAGTAACACTTACACCAGTTTCTATTAAAAAATGGATATCTATATCTGATGAAGTTGTAGATATGAGAGGAGAAGAATTTTTAAGATATATCTATGATGAATTAACATATAGAATAGCTAAAAAATGTGCTGACTCATTAATAACAAAAATAGCTGCATTACCAGCTTCACTTACAGCTAATAATGATGGGGTTTATGATGAAGTATCAGCTAATAAAATTTCAAAAGCTCCAGCTTTAGGATTAATAGCAGAAGCTATTGCTAATTTAAGTGATGAAACAAGAGATATTACAGTTGTTATGAACAAATTAACATATGCTAACTTTAAAGCAGCTCAATATGCAGCAGGATATCCAGTTGACCCATTTGAAGGAGCAACAGTTGTATTTAATAATACTTTACCAGCATATGATGCAGCTTCAGCTACTAATGTATATGCAATAGTTGGTGACTTTAACCATGGTGCTTTAGCTAACTATCCAAGTGGAGAAGGAATTGACATTAAATATGATGATAGAACTCTTATGACTTCAGACCTAGTAAGAATATTAGGTAGAAGATATGTAGCTGCTGAACCAGTTGCTGATAAGTCATTTACATTAATCGCTAAACCAGGTGTTTAATATTAAAAAAGGAGTAAGGCAATGACATTTCAAGAATTAAAAGATATACAAATTTCAAATATTATAGGAAATATAACAGACTATCAAACTTTAGTAAAAGAGTGTCTATCAATAGTTTCTACGAGCACAATAAAAGATAATGAAATTGCTATGTGGATAAGTGCAGCAACAGAAGACATGTTAAGGCAAAATATAGATGTAGCAAATAATTTATCAAACGGACTTATTCAAGGTGCTATTGTAATGTTTGTTAAGTCAAATTTTGGTATGTGTGATATTTCGGAAAAGGAATTAGCTGCAAAAACATATAAAAATATTTGCACTAATTTGTCATTGTCTGACTCGTTTCGTATAGAGGAGGTAATAGAATGATAGCAACCTCTATAATTTTATTAAAAAGAACAATAACATCTGACACAATTGGAGTACAAAATGAAACTATAGAACAAACCGAAGTGCCACTACTTAAAGTTGAAGATGTTTACTCTAATGAATTTTATGAGGCAGAGGCTCAAGGCTACAAACCAGAATTAAGATTAAGGCTATCTACATTAAACTATGATAACCAGCCAGAGCTAATTTATAATGGAATAACTTATACAGTAGTAAGAACTCAAACACCTGTAATTGATGAAACAATTTTAGTGTGTGAAAGGAAAATAAAAAATGTCTAAAAAATATGTAACGAGCAATGACTTTGGAAAAGCTATGTTGGACTTACTTAATGAGTATGATGATGAAATATATGAAGATGTAGTTCAAACCTCTAAAGACGTGGCGTCACAGGCTTTAATGGCTGTAAAAGGTGCTTCACCAAGAAACACAGGTGCGTATGCTGCTGGATGGGGCAAGAATACTTTAAATAATAAAAATGCTCGTTACTATGTTGTTAGAATACGAAACAAAGACCATTATAGATTAACTCATTTACTAAATTTTGGGCATAATTTTAAAAGCTATGGCAAAGTATGGGGAAAGTATCGTGGAGATAATCATATAACTAAAACAGAATTGGAATTTAAAAGAAGGTTTGCAGTAGAATTAAAAACCAAAATAAAGGGGTAAGGATATGACACTAGAAGAATTAAAAAATAGGTGTGAAAACAATGGCTTTACTTATGCTTATGGTGTTTATAAGAAAGCAACTCAACCACCATATATTCAAGTAGTAACAGCAGATAGTCAAGTATTTCATGCAGATAATATTGTTTTTTATAAAAAGAACATGATTAATTTATCATATATATACAAGAATAAAGACCAGGCACAGATTAATTTAATTGAAAATACAATTTTGTCAGATGTAACATGGCAAAAAAGTGATGAAAGTTATCTACCAACCGAAGAAGTATGGCAGATAACTTATTTTTTTGAAATAGGAGGATAATATGAAAGTTAAATTTGGATTAAAAAACGTTCATATAGCAGTATTGAATACTACAAATAATACTTATGGCACACCTTTTGCTTTACCAGGTGGAGTTAATTTAAGTTTAGACGCTGAAGGTGAGGAGTCAAATTTTGCAGCAGATAACAACGCAAAATATTTTACAAAGTATTCAAACAATGGCTATTCTGGAAGTTTAGAAGTAGCTTTATTTAATGAAGACTTCTTAACACAAGTATTAGGACAAGTTAAAGACAGTAATGGTGCTTTAATTGAGTCTATAAACGCTCAAAACAACCCTTTTGCTTTAATGTTTGAAGTAGAAGGAGATGTAGAAAATAGAAGAACTGTATTTTATAATGTAACAGCTTCAAGACCATCTACAGAGGCTAATACAACAGAAGATAGTATAGAAGTAGCGACAGAAACAGTTGATATTACATGTGGAGCAAATAATGCTGGAGATATAAAGGCTAGTTTATTATCAACAGACACAGGATATGCTACATTTTTTGAGTCAGTATATACAAAAACAGTTTAGGAGGAAGATATGAAAAAGATAAAAATTGGAGAAAAAGAATATTCTTTAGAATGCAATGCATTCACAAGAATTTTGTATAAGCAAAAATTTAATAGACAAATATTTAAAGATATATCAGTTTTGAACAACTTTTTAAATGAGTCAAAAAAAATTGATAAAAAAGACTTAACAGATGAAGAAAAAGAAAATGAGAAAAACCAGTTAATGTTAGAAAGTTATGATGATATTTTAGATGTTTTATCTCAATTAACTTACATAGAAATTTACACACATGATAGAAAATTTATGGGTTATGAAGAGTGGCTTACATCAATGGAAAAATTAGGAATAGAGGAAGAATGGGTAAGTGTGGTAGTAACTTATGCCACAGAATGCTTTTGTTGATGAAGAACTTGTAGAAATGTATAAGAACTCAAAAACTCAAAAAA